TTCTTTCTGGAACTGTGCCAGTTCTTGAACCAGCAACATAACCAACTGCAACCTTCTTGATAATATCTCCAGTAACATCTGTGATAGGACCAAATAGAGTTGTTTTAGCAGTAAAACTTAATGTGTATATTAATGCTCTTCTAGTATCAAAATTTCCTTCATAATCATCTTCCATTGTGATATTATCTAAGTTTATTGCAACATCTCTCTTTTCTTTTAAATTGCCTAAAAAATTGATTGGAAGTTGGTATGCTGGTTGAAAATAAGGAAGTATCTGTTCTATGATTTGAAGCATATCATCATTTAACTTAGTCATGATTGATAACTCAAATCTCATATTGTATGGAACTGGGAGATAGTTCTTTTTCACATTTGCTCCATCAGGAGTTTGATTTATTATTGCTTGTGTTTGAGTTGACTTTCTGGTTGGGTCATATTGTAATCCTAAAAACTCAAAAGACATCCTTGGGAGTGTAATAGAAACAGGTTTGTTTAGGTCTGCCTCTTGTTGCATTCTCGCCAAAAACTTCTGTGTTGGACCATATGCTAATGGAACTTTAATAATAGAATTTGACTTTTTAACTTCAATTCCATTAAATAAGGATCCAAATCCAATAATTACAGATCTAAAAACTTCGTTGTAAAAATACTCAAACATTATCTTATACCAATACAGTACTATTTAACGATTTTATTTTAGGGCATTCCAAAAGGATTTGTTTCTGTAAAATCTATAATACTATCAGACTCTGACTGTATTACATCATTTTCAGCAAATCCAGATACTTCATCATCAGTATTAACACTGAATATAGCAAATTTAGCACCAGAATTTTGTCCTATAATTTGCTCCCCATTATGGAAGTTAGATGATATACCAGATATTTCTAACTTATTAGTTGTGGCATTCCACTCTTTAACTCTTGCTGTTGCACCAGATGTTTGACCCTCAATAATTTCATTAAAGATATATGATCCAGTTCCAATACCAGAACCAGCAGCAGTAGGTGCATCAAATGTTATGGTAGGAATTGCTGTGTAACCTGAACCTGCATTAGTAATATAAGCAGCAGTTACTATACCAGAAGCATTGATTATACCAATACCTCTTGCACTTGTTCCAACACCAACACTTCCAGTGACTGTAAATGATGGACTGGTTGTATATCCTGAACCACCACTTACTATTGATACTACACCAATAGATCCAATGGTTGTAATACCTGCTGTAGCAGCAGCTCCTACACCTGTTCCTTCAGGATCCTGAATTGTAACCATTGGTGCTTCAGTATAACCTGCACCTGCATTGGATAGATTGATTGCAACAATCTTTCCATCAGTCAGTCCAGTATCACAGTCAATAAATGTATTTGATATGGATGCAATACCAACAGCAGAAATTCCACTATCAGGTGCTGATGATATACCAATTAGAGGTTGTGGAGATGACTTATATCCAGTACCTACATTCTTTATTGTGATTCTATCTACTGCTCCACTAGCAACATAAGTTGCTGTAGCAGTTGCAGTGACTGCTGCTCCTATTAAACTTAATGTTTGAATATATCCTAATTGTTCTACTTCATCATCAATAGTATCAATTCCAGTATCAATGACCTCATCCTCATATCTGAATAATTCACATCTCAATTGATAAACATATGTTTTCTTGAGTTGATAGAATGGTTGTTCATGCTCAACATATTTGATTTCAAATAATCTATCACCTAATGGAAAATAAATTAAATCACCCTCTTTAGGTCTAGTTGATAATTCAATATTAGGAACATCTTTAATTAAAGGTGTAATATAATTTTCATATCTTTCTCTTGAAATAATTAAAGTTAAATCATCTATATTCTGTATTCCAAACTTTGATAGCAAAGTTCCTTGACCACCATATCCTTCATAACTATCAACATATGCTTCAATAGGATAAGCGCTATCAAATTGAGATTCTACAACCTCTCTGATTACAGTGTTCTTAGCAATATATCTTCTAGGAATATAATATACTTCAACACCATATATTTTTAACTGTTCATTAATAAGATCTTGAACTAAACTTTGTTCACCAGGTGATCCTTGTAGAAAGTAGGGGTTAAGTGCCATATCATTATCCTATGAAATCTAAAGGTGGCATCTCATAGGTGCTCAACATTTGTCCTCTTATTTCATCTATTTCTCTTTGCCCATCATCATATATCTGTCTACCATTTAATTCAGTTCCACCAGGTAGTTTTACACCTTGAAACTTAATTAGATTTGAACCCCATTGTCTTTTAACTAATGCTGATAGATATCTTTTTAAAAATGGATCATTGTAGACATTGGTGAAATCATCAGGATTGATTGCAGATGAACAATCTATGATTAAATAATCATCAGCACTTATTTCATTCCAATCTATATCCAAATATAGTCTATTTTGTCTTATATTAAATCTAACTTGTTTTTGAGTATTTAAAAGAAAATTAATAGTTTCTAAACGAGTCAATGCCATTGCATATCCCAATAGTTCAAAATTACCAAAATTATACATGTCATTGAGAGCTAATTGATATTTAAAACTAAACATATTAGTCATGCTTAGTCCTTGAGAACTATCAAATCTGAATATCTTTTCAATACCAATTATATTAGGTGGAAGTTGTAAGTAATTACTGTTTTCATAGTAATCAAAACTTGTTGATACACTATTAATAGAAGTAGTAGCAGTTGTGGTAGTAATACCAGTTTGTCCACCTTGAGCTGGATCTTTTACTTTACCTCTATCTATATCTTCTTGAGTTACTTTATATTTTAAAAATACTTTAGTTATACCATCATAATGTCTCTCTTGATAATACTGAATAGCATCATCCATTAAATCCTGTAACTGTTCCTCTGCGACATTAATTTCTAAGACAGGAGCTCCATTCTGTCTTAATGCATAGTCAATTAAATCTTGTCTTGAAGCAGGTTGAGCCATTTATACAATACTACCTTTGAGTTATTTATGGAGCAGAGGATATACCTCCCAACACTAATACATTTCCCTCTACTAATCTATAAATTGTTGATCCTGAACTAACTAACATATCCCATACATATCTACCTGGTTTAATTGCTCTTGTTGTTGTGGAACCCATTGATAAATTTAATTCACCACCAGCAGCACTAGTAAATCCCACTGTAAATGATGCTGTAGCTGGATTAGTAGCACCAACTGCAACAGACTTAACCATCTGAGATGATCCACTATATCCAGTAAAATTAAAAGCAGATTTATCTGGTTTTACAACTTTGAATGTTGACTTGAAGTTTGCTCCAGTATTAATTGTTAAATTAGTACTATATGAAACTCCAGCAGCTGGATCAAAAGTAATTGTATTATTGGCCATTATTACTTAGGAATGATTGAAGCATTGATTTAATATCACCAATATCACTTGATAAATTGTCTACCTTTTGTTCCAGATGATTAATTCTTTCTTCTTTAGAAAGCATTTTATTTCTGGTGTTACTGTATCTTTCAAAGTCAGATTTACTTTTATTTACAATAGCACCAGTTACACTATCTCTGAATAATTCAGAATGATTTTCTACAGGTATTAAAGACATAATTAAGCAAGTGCAGTTGCACGAAGGTTTCTAAGTTGAGGAACAACAGCAGCATTTGTTGATGTACCTACAATCTTAATTCTAAACTGATTAAATGGTGATAAATCATCAGCAGTAAATGAATATTCCTTGAATAGATCTACAGATGGTGTTTGAACATACTGGTCTACTTTTGGAACTTTCAAGTTAGATAAACCATCACTCTTAGTTTGAGTAATTATCTTTCCATCATTATTTAAATTCTTATATCCTGGGAATGGAGTAAAGATTACATCATCTAATTTTTTATCCTGATTAACAGCATAGAAAACTCTAAGATCACATAAGTCAGGAACATATCCATCTATGATAACTTCTAAAGAAGTTGCTGGATTTTCTAAGACTACATTCTTAGTAATATAGAAGAATCTATCAGGATCTTCTCTTACACTATTGACTCTAAGATCATCCTCATAACTTGCTACTGGTTTGTTAATTCTATTATTAACAAATGTAATAGCAGCATGATCTAAATTAACCATTGGAGTAATTCTTCTATCACTTGATGTCATATCAACTAACATGGATAAAGATTTATTTCCTGGTAAACTAGTTAGATAAGTGTTTTCATTTATCTGAGATGATACTTGTCTTACTGAATCAAAATAATTTGGTTCAAATAAGTTAACATCACTAAATCCTTGATCTACAAATGCTGGTTCAGATCCATTTACTGATCCTCCAGTAACAGTTCTAACTTGAGCATTTAATGTAGTTCCTCCTGGTATTAATGTCTCAAACTTAGGTATCATTATAGAGAAAGGAATATTATATGTAGATCTTGCTAGAGGACCTCCACCAAATCCTTCAGTTTTAAACTTAAGTGGTAACTTAGTAGATGCATCAGTTGGATCCCATTGAGCAGAACTTCTGTTAAGACCATCAGATGTAGGATCAATTTTAACATGATAATAATCTATTCCTATTGGGTCAGTTGCAATAGTAACATCACCCAAATCATGAGTCTTATTAATTCTTCTCAATGATACTCCACCAAACTCATACTTATACACTATATCTCCACTATCATGTGCTTCCTGAGGAGAATTGTCTATACCTCTAGAAATACCAGTTAAAGTATTACCACTTACACCAGTATATCCAAGTATTTCATCATCAATACGAACATATCCAGTTTGTGCTGCACCAACAGTCAGTCCTTCAA